CTTTCATGCGCTTCGTAACCTTCAGGATTAACAGCTTTTTCCATCGCTCCAGTTCAACCGGTAGATTCACGTCGTTCGTCAAGGTTGGAGCGTTCGGAATGTATCGGAGCGTGTAAACACCGGCGAACGGAACTGTATTTGGCAGAATTTGCAGTTGAGAGCCAACCAGATCGTACTGGCGGGCCGGTCCGAACATGCCGACCGACACGCCTACGTTGCCATAGTTGCGATCCTCGTACGTTCCGATTGGATAGACCGTAATGGCAGGCGCAGTGCCCGCAACGCCCGATGGCCACCAGTCCAGTCCGACTTCTTTGTAGAACTGTTCAGATGGGTCAGCCCCGGTAAGCGTGGCCAGCTCAATCGAATTGCTCGAGGTAAGCGTGAAGTTTTTGGAGACGATAAAGTACTTCTCATAAGAGCCAACCACACGATCGTACAGATCGGAAAGCTCGTCATTGACATACCCGGGCAGTTCGACAGTGTCATCGAAGAACCCGCTATTCAGGGTATTCGTTGCCTGTCGTGCCTCGGTAATGATGTCGTTTAGTGAAACTGCCATGACGACTCGTTACGAATAGACGTCCTCGAACCAGCTTGCGCCGATCAGAACGAGCGGGGTCGTTCCGGCTGCTGCAATGGCCTGAATCGCAAAGGCCTGGCCAGGTAGAATGCATAGTTCACCCGCAATCTCGTCCTGGCCCGGGCTGATCGATGGCGCAGCGGTTAGGGTGAATGCTGGCGCAACGATGATTGGCGTATTCGTAAGCGTACTGCCCTGAAAAGCCCGAATCGTTCCGCTCAAGGCCTGCAGCGCACCGCTAATCGGGACCAGCTCAGTCCCGCCAGATGGAACCGTGATCTGATCAGCTCGAGCGTAAACGACCGAACCAGCTCCGAGCGTGCCGCTTAAGTAGGTGATGCGCACTCGAACGATTGCAGCCATCTTTCCCGAAGCGGGCGGGTTCCACAACACCATGGGCGGCGTAGTTGACAGCGCAGTGCCAGGCGCCACGCCAGCAACCGCGGTACTCGCATGGAACAAGCTATTTGCGCTCGCCATGGACTCATAGCGTGGTTTGCAATCGTACGTCCCGCCGTTCGTGCTAGCCATGTTCTCCTAGGTTCTGCCTATAAGCTAGGACCGGGTCGAGCCGTGAATATGCAAGCCAGCCCGACCCGGTCAAGCTAATCACCGAGCGCTAATCGACCTATCCCTATTGGGCGCCATACTTCGTGTTGGTCAGTTCAACCGTAAGCGTAACCACATCGCCCGCGGCAAGCGCAACGGCCGTACCGTCACTGCCCTTGTAGAACGAGACGGTAAAGGTCGGCGCAGTCGTGCTGTTCGAACTGTCCGCCTGAACCGATCCATAACAAGCGCCGCTAGCGGCAAAGCTGGCCTGCTTGACCTGAGCCATTCCGATCGGAGCCATCGCGTACCATGGTCCTTTCAGGTTGAACACATAGTCATTGGTTGACTTGGTAATCGGTGTCGTAGCATCAAGGTACTGACCGCCGCGGGTCATTGCGGACGGCGCGGCCCCGGACGTTCCTGCAGTAAACACGAACGTTACGAGTCGCCCGCCGTTGATGTTCGTTTCAAGGTCGAACGCATTGGGGTTGGGTGGGAATGACATATTGATTAGTCCTTAATTGGCTTGTCGGCCGCTGTTTGCTGCTTAGCTGAACAGTTCATTCAGTACCGACAAATCAAGCCTAGTTGAACGGCCCCTGAGCCAGGCCGTTGAAGCTCGGGCAATCCGTGTAGAACACGAACGCAGCGCGCAGGCGAATCAAGCACTGGTCGGTCGCCTGCAGATTGATCCACCCCATGTCACCTCGGAACGCCGGCATGACAGGATCGCCACCTTCCGGGCTCGCCATGTACCAAGTGCGCGTGTCGAGACAGGCAATCTGCGTTTCGGGAGCGCTAGGCGACTGCAGTACGGTGAGCTTGCCACGCGGGCCCATGAACTGAAAGCCAGAATAGCTCACATCGATATCAGCGCCCTTTACATCAACATACCGGCGCTGATCGTTGGTCAACGCAAGCAGCTTGAGGTAGTTCGTGGGATTCAGAACAACACAATCTGGCCTGGCCCCACCAATGTTGCAGATGGCGGTGACGGTCGCTTCGACAGCCTGGCGAACGTTCATGCCCGAGCAGTCCAGGACATTGCCGGCCAGATGGACCTGATCAACGTTGCGCACGACGCCAAAGAACGAAGCGGCCAGTGCGGTCGAATCGTTCGTGAGCCAACCAGGAATGCCAACCGGCTGCTGCGTAGCAGTGCTGGCCGCAACGGTGTTGGCCAAGCCAAACACATGGCCATTGGTTGGGGTCCATCCACCCGCGGCTACCACCGTGATCTTGCCCGTAATGGCATCAATCGCGCTGATCGTTGCAGTGCCAGTGTCGAGCGAGGCAGCGAACGGCGTAGCCTTCGAAGCGATCACCTGATTCACCATGAACCGATACGCATTGGTCGGCTGAGTTAAGGTCAGAACGTACGGGCCAGCGCCGGTATTCGAGCTGATCGTAGCGATACAGCCAGACCCATCGTTCCACAGGCACGATTCGATAAGGCTGGACATGGCCATGAGGCACGAGTCCTGCTCATCGCCAAAGACCGAAACAACCGCATCGGCCTTGTTATCGCTGAACAGTGCAGCAACGTTATCAACGATCGCCTGCGCATAGAGCGTACCGGGCGTAACGGCAAACTCAGTGCGGCTCGTGTTCAGATTGGCATCGCTAAGCGAACCAAGTCGAGCGCCAACGCCAGCAGTCGCGCCATACTTGACAACAACATGGGCGACCTTGCCTCCCATCTTCTTTTTGTTCGCAACGTACCCAGCGGTCGGGGTGTTGCTAAACACGTTGGTTTCGTAATTCTCTTCCCAGCGATCCTTAAGCGCGGCTTCTTCGGGTGCAGTAAACAGTGCCATTCCAGGTACTCCTAATCGGTGTAAACAATCTGGCGCGGTCCGCCTTTGTAACGACCTTTGCTATCTCGGCTGATCGGGGCAGGTCCTGACAGATTGCTAGTAATTGTGCGGGGTTGACTACGTGGTTCAACTAGGTCTGGCGTCTCAATTACAGATCGGGATTTGTCTGTTTCCCTTATACTAATAGGACGTTTGGTAAGCTCGCTGATGATCGGTTCCATGTCCTTTCGGGCTTGAACTTCCAGTTCGTCCAGTGCATTGCTAACCAGCTTGGACGCAGTTTCCTCGTCAATGCCTTTCGGGTGATCCTTGGCGATGATGTCCGAAACAGACTGGCGAGCCAGTTCAATCAAATCAGGCCTGTTCGCAACAATTGCCCATCGTTTGGTGCCGTTACGACTATCCTTTTCGTCCGTTACGAACGTATTGACCTGTTCAGACCTGGCAAACAAGGCAATCTCACTCCGGGCATCTTCGGCATACTTCTCTGCCTGAATGCGCTGCGCTTCGGTTCTGGACTGCTCAAGCTTGTCCGCTTCGTCCTTCTTGGACTGCTCGAGCGCATCCAATCGCTTGTTCAGCTCATCAACAGCCGGGTCAACCTTGGGCAGATCGGTTAACTCGGCAATGATATCATCGAACGTGCGGCCCCCATCGGTTAGCATGCGCTTGGCAATACCTGGCTTTTTCAGCTCAGCCAATAGTCGCTCGGTGAACTTCGAATCATCATCAGGCGTAGCGGTTAGCTTCGACTCGAGTTCCTTCAGCTTGGACTGTAATTCTTCGTTCTGTTTCGCCAACTCACGATTCTTAGCGGACGTCTTGGCCCAAACAGATAGATTAACCTCGGGTTCAGCGGGCTTGGCCTGATCGGCAGGGGTATCTGATGGCTTGGTTTCGGTAGAGCTACTAGGCGAGGAACTGGGATTGACTGGCCGGGCTGCCCCGTCTTGCTTCGCTTCGTTGCTAGCCGGCTCAGGCTTAGCAGCGCCTTCGGTCGTGATCGTTCTGTGCTGGCCAGACGCGCCAGGGCTGGACGCTGGCGTGACTGACGATTCGTTACTAGGAGTTACGTTAGTTTCCGTGTCGGGCATTCTGTTCCTCTGTTTATTAAGCCATGCCAATCTGTGGCGATGGGATCGTTTGCGGACCCTGCGGGATAGACTGAGGCGCGCCAATCGGTTGGCCCATTACAGGAGGACCAGGCATGGGTTGTGGCGCGGGCAGACCCATTGGGTTCATTTGCGGGGCCGGGCTGGGCTGCATCTCACGAAGCGCTGCAATAAACTTGTTAATTACTCTTAGCCTAGACTCTTCAAGGTCGTTCAGGTGTTCGTAGACGAAGCGAGCTTGCGCGGCAGTCTTAGCGGCCGTGATGTCAAGGAACGGCAACGGCGGGACGTACTTTCCAGTCTCCACAATAGTATCAAGCGCATTCTCGACCCAATCCGCGCTTGCAGTAATGGCATCAACTGTTCGTCCAGTGTCAGGCATATTCTCCAGCCTGAGTTTTTCGCTGCGGCTAATCGTGCCATCCAAGTACCACCTATTGATCATCTCGAATCGAGCGCTGATTTGCTGAGGCAATCTGCTCATTGGGAATGCGCGCATCTTGAATTCATCGCGATTCATAGACACGTCATCCCACTTAATGGCTTTCTTGCCATCGATGATGAATGTCGGTTTTAGTTCGGCGCATTCCTCAATGATGATTTCGCCGACATCCACAACGAATTGCTCGAATCGTTGCGCAAGATCTACATGTACCGTATCATCAATCTGCGCTTGAGCCATGATAGCCAGGCCTGAGCTTAGCCCTTCTGGCTTCTTGCCCGAGGCAGACTCCATTGTAATTCCAACTCGGCGCAGGGCGGTTTCAATAGCCCAAACCAACCGGTTATGCAGTTCGGGGGGTACCGAGTCAGTATTGTCCTTTTCGGGTCTGATGTTGCTGTACTCTACGAAATCAGATCCAAACTGGTCGGGGTCGACATGGCTGCTCGTTTCAACGAACCAGCGAGGCCACGAGAAGCGCTGTTCAGCCTCGTCGATTGCAGAGCTGAGCCGATCGATATAACGCTGCATCGGCAAGAGAATCTCTGCGCAGCTTTGTCCGCAGTATTCGTTGCTAAGCGACGCAAAATCGAGCTTGGCGAACGGGAGTCTCGTTCGTTTATATGGCTCGTCAACTAGCGCAATGTCATTCACTGCAAGTACGTGTCGACCAGGATTGCCGTTCAGGTCAGGCAGTACCCATCCCTCTACCAGCGCTGCAATCTCGTTGTAGTCAATGCCGACCGAGCTGTAATAGCCCGGGTAGACGCCTGGTGCGCTACGAATCGCATTGCGTAGCCTGTCGTTCTCTGCCTTATCGGTTCCGTTACAGAACGCAGCAATCAAGTCAGACTTGGCAACAAAGACGCGCTGGAGCATGCTTCTCGGCTTAGTCCAGCTCCCCATTTGCTCAGGAGTGAGCAGGACTTCAGACCAAAGCACGCGATCCACGCTGAGCTTGCCGCCAATGTCCGAACCAACCTTGACGAATGCCGAAGGGTACTGAATCACATCAGTCCCACACATCTCTATCTTTTCCCAAACGTCGAGCTGTTCAAAGACGGCATCAACAAACTGAGACAGTGCCTTGCAGCGGGACCGAAGCTTGTACGATCCTTTCTGTGCAGGCATGAACTGCAACCAAGGACGATTCTTGAAGACCTTGCGGTGAAACACATCGTTGGCCATGCCAATCGTGTTCACGGTCGGCGGCGTCCAGGTCGCATTCACCATGGACTGGGCAGCTCGACCAATTCGGCGAACCATGGAATAACCGAAGCCAGCAGGGGCAGACCGGTTCGTCAGCAGTCGGCTGCAGACGTAGCTCATGTACAGATTGCCGGTATAAGAGCCACCCGTCTCGAGCGTGCTGGCCAGGCCAGTTACCGCGGTGGCAACTTCGTCCTTAGGCTCGTCATACCAGCGAGCCAGCCCGTCTGACTTGGTCTTGCGCGACCGATCCTTGCTGTCCAGGTCGGTATATCGAACGGACCTGTTAGCC